AGTGGAACAGCACGGGCGGGGTGATTCCCCTGTTCCCCCTGTTCTACGAGCGTGAGCAGGGGGGCACGAAGAAGCCGGCTATGAGCCGGTCCGCGACCAATACTCTCGGCCAGATCGCAGTGGCGTACATGAACCAGTCGTCTGCGGCCGACTTCGACGCTTGGGACGCGGCCAAGAGCGTGAAGTACCTGCTGGGGGTGGATGAGGGCCAGCACAAGGTTGCACTGGATCAGGAGGCCGAGGGGTCGCAACTAATCGCCGTGCCTCGTGGCCCGGATGGGGAGGTGCCGACGTTGGTTGACGGGTCGGAGTCCGCCGTACCGTCGGAGATCTTCCGGGCCCGGCTGGACAACAAGTGGGAGGAGGCGCGGATCGTGGCGGCACTGGAAACGAGTGGGTCCCCGGACTCAAGCGGGATCAGCAAGCAGATGGGATTCGCCGATGTGAAAGAGCCGCGGCTCGTGAACGTGGCCGCCAACCTAGAGACGGCCATGAACACGGCCATCCATTTCCTCGAACTTCGCTGGCGGCGGAACAGCGAGGTGCCGTCGGGGAGCGTCAAGCTGCCCGGGTCCTTCGACCTCCGCGACCTCATGGCGAGCGTGCATCGGGTATTTGAGATCATCGAACTGGCGCATGTCAGTAGCGCCACCCTCGACCGCCGGCTCATCATGGCGGTACTGGAGGACGAGGGCCTCGTGGCGAGCGACGAGGACAAGGATGCGATCGAGAGCGAGCTCGAGGAATCGTCCGCCAAGGCCGCGACGGCACTGGCACAAGGGCGGTCCCTGCTGGACGAATTCGGAGAAGGGGGCACGGAGCCCATAATCGAGCCCGGCACGGAGGTGGACGATGAGGTGGGAGCGGAATAGGGCGCTGGTGGACGTGGAAGCGCTGACCGATCTGGAGCGTGGTTTCACGGTCGAGGACATGGAGCACATCGAGGATGCCATCCGGGAGATACAGGCCGGGGGCGACACTTCGCCGTGCCTCGCCATGCCGGGGCTGGAGGCGGTGTACGCGAAGATCCACCGTGAGCTCTACGGCGCGCTTCCGGACGCCGTAGCGGCACCGAAGCCCGCCCGGGCCTGATGGCCGGCGGCCCGGGCGACTACCGGCGCGCGCTGGCCGAATCCCGGAACCTCAATCGGGCGGTAGGTCGGGCGGCGCTGGACCGAATGGAGCGGGCCTACGCGCAGGCCCTCATGGACATATCTGCGGCGGAGGTTGCAGGGACCATGACGAAGGCCCGGGCGGCAGCACTCCGTACGCAGGTCGTGGCCGTGCTGGAATCGTTTGAGGGCGCGTGGGCGGTGAGCACGAACGCGGCCATGCGGATGACCGTCGCCGACGTCCTACGGCGCCATGACGCGGCGCTGTCGGCAACCCTGCGCGGGGCGTCCGGCATAGGGATGAACTTCGCCCGGCTGGACCCGGCCATCTTCGGCCTCATGGCCGCGCGGCGTGGGGCCGTGGACTTCAGATCGCTGTATCGCCACGCCTTTCGCGATCGCATCATCCCGACACTGGACCGCATCCTCAATTCCGCGGTGATCCGCGGAGTGTCGACGGGGGCGGTGGCACGGGACATCGCCAGCGTCCTAGCCGAGGGGGCAGGCCCGGGCGTCGTGGCGCGGCTCCCGTCGCGCACGACCTTCCACACCCGCCGCGCCAGCGACATCGACTGGACGCGCTACGGACTGTCCGCCGGCCGTACGACGGCGCTGCGGGAGGCGTACTGGCACGCTCGCATGATCGGCGTCTCGGAGATAAACAACTCGCTCCGCACCGCCAACGCCGTCGCCCTCCACGCCAGCCCCGTGGTGGAGGGCGCCACGTGGGAACTCAGCGGGATTCACCCGCAGTTGGACGATTGCGACATCCTCGCCGAGGCCGACGGGTACGGGATGGGCGAGGGCGTGTATCCTTCGGGCCGGTTCCCGGACGCCCCGCACCCTCATTGCGCCTGCCATCAGGGATCGGTCGTGCTCCGGCACCCGTCGCAATGGGGGCAGCCGAAGACGACGCCACAGTATCCCGGAGATGGCCCGTGGAAAGCGACGGCGGAGCGGCTGGGGGTGACGGCCCCGTCCCGGGTCGGCGCCGTCCTACGGTCCGCCCGCGTCCGTATGCCGCCGGCCGTGGGGCGGGCCATCCAGAAGGCGGGCATTGTAGACACCGCCTACACTGCCTACACTGCTACCGCGGCGGCCGTCACCGTGGGCGCCCTCACGGACTCCGGCGCACAGCGGGCGAGCGGGACGTGATCAACGGTGATTGATGGGCGCATACTTGCGTCGGGCCTGACCGAAGGTTATGCTCGATCCGTCACAACGGAAAGCGGCCCGCCGCACAATAGGGGCCGACTCGGAACCCGGCCCCGCCGTCCAAAGAGGGCTGTTCGGCGAAACTCCTTCGCCGCAATTTCCAAGGAGAGGGATACCCGTCATGGATGAACTGCGAGAAGCCCTGAATACCCTGCGTGAAGCGAGCGCCAGCGTCCCCGCAAGCGACCTTGCGGACGCGATGAAGGAACACGGTGGGGCTGCCTATCAGGCGGTCTTCAACCGTGGATTCGGCGTGGCAACGGAGGAGAAGAAGGGCGAAGTCAAGCGTCTCACCGACCGTGTGGAGACGCTGAGTACGGAGGTCCAGCAGAAGGACGGCCGGGTCACCGAACTGGAAAACAACACGGGGCACGAGGAGGAACTGGAACGGCTCCGCGGCCAGCTCCAGGAGACGAAGGACAGGCTGGAAGCGACCGAGGAGACGCACCGCACATCCCTCCGGGATATTAAGGTGGGCGATCAGGCGACGCGCCTCCGGAAGATCCTCGTAGACGAGAACGGTGTGGACGCCGACAAGGCGGACCTACTCGTGCATAACAACCGCGGGCGTATTCAGCCGCGGGACGGCGACACCGGTACGCAGATCATCGTCATGCAGGACGGGCTGGACATCCCCATGCAGGCCGAGGACCCCGTGAAGGCGCTCGCGTCGGAACTGACCGGCAAGCTGGAGCCGAAGTGGATTACCAGCGGGGCGGACAGCGGGAGCGGCACCGGCGGGAGCGGTGCCGGCGGCGAGGGCGGTGGGGCGTCCGGGGTCGTGAGTGAGGCCAAGGAGAACTTCCGCAAGCGCCGTGAGAGCCGGCCGAATCCGCTCAATCCGCCGAAGCGTGAGAACGCGACGGCCTGACGATGACCTGAACGTAGGAGACAAACATGCCGTGGACCGATCTTGGAAACATGGCGCTCCCCGGGTTCGTGGTGGACCCGCAGAGCGTGGATTTGAACAGCGGGCGCCAGGTCAACTGGGCCAACGTACTCGCCGGGCGTGCTGGCGCTGAGACGGGCCTGAAGCACATCCCCGCTGGAACCCTCATGGTGCAGGAGGTGGGCGGCACGATCATCCCCCGCATCGATCAGGGCGACGTCGCCCCCGGGGCCGGCGAGGAAGTGATCGGTGTACTGGCGTCCTCCGCTGACGAGGACTCCGCGGCCGCGGCCCTGTCCGGGTACGGCGTGATCGTCGGGGGCGTGCTGTACGAGGAGCTGCTCCCGGACTTCGCCGACGCGCTGTGGGGAACGCCGGGGGTCAACACTGATCCGCGGGCCGAACTGCTGGCGGCTGGCAAGGGGTTCGCGCTGGAGACGTACGAGGACAACCGGGCGGTGTGACCCGGCGACAACCCCCCTGAGAAACTGACCGCGAACCCGTAGCTGGAGCATACTACAATGAACTTCAATTTCGCTGAGGCCCTCAACGCGATGGGCAACGACGCGGCGGTTGAGATCGCGCGCGACGCGCGGCCCCCGTCCAACTACCTGTTCGGATCGCTCCTGCCGGAGCGGACGAGCTATGACTACAACGTGAGTGACGCCTTCATGGAGGTGTCGACGACCATGGCCGGACTGGTCGGCATGGACAGCCCCTTCCCCCCGGGCGGGCAGATCCGTGCGGAGTCCTTCAATGAGCGGACGGCGAAGCTGGCGATTGCCAACACGCTCCCGGAGTACAGCCTCCGGCAGCTTCAGGAGATGCTGAAGGACCTGCGGCTGAACGGCAGCCCGACGGTCCAGACGGTCCAGGCCGAGGCGCTGAACTTCCTGGACAAGCTGATCGTGCAGGCCCATCTCGACACGATGGAATGGCTCCGGGCGCAGGCGCTCGTGTACGGGGCAATCAACTGGACCTTCAACCGCAAGACCCTGAGCGTGAACTACAACATACCCGCGGCCAACCTGCTGACGGACCGCACGCTGGCGGCCAACGACGCGTACAGTTCGGTGTCCTCGGCGTTCTGGGCGGACGTCCGCGAGGCGCGGCGCCTCCTGCGGGGCTCCATCAGTGTGATCGTCGGGCACCCGGACACGATCACCGAGATCATCTACAACACCGCCAACGAGATGCGGGTGGTGGACTCCGAGGAGGGCGGGTCGGTCACGGTGCATCGGTACACGGGGCCGCAGGAGATCATGTCCCCGGACGCCCGCGAGCGCGTCCGCCTGGTCGCGTATCAGGAGGAGGGCGAGATCCTCGACCCGTCCGCACCGGCTGGCACGCAGATCGTGCCGTTTATGCCCCGCGGCAAGCTGCTGTTCGTCGGCGAGAACCGCCGCACGGGCTACCGCGTCGGTGAGGGTTCGACGGCGGACCCGGGGCATTCGCTCAACCTCGGCTACACGCACATCGGCCCGACGGTCGAGGGCGGCGGGACGCCGGGGCGCTGGGCCCGGGTATACACGCCGGAGAACCGGCCGTGGGAGATCCGCGGCGAGGGTGTCACGAACGGCCTCCCGGTGATCGAGGCCCCGGACAAGATCGTGGTTGCAACCACGGAGATGTCCACCTGATCGTCGATAGCGCGGGGGGGCGTTCCCCGCACCACTCGAATCGTGTGAGAGAGGACATATGCCGAAGGTGAATCTGGAAGTACAGCGGCTCTTTCGGGAGCCCGGACAGCGTCGGGCGGAGGCGTACGGCCCGGGCGAGGACGTGGAGGTCCCGCAGGGCCTCGCCGACTCGTTGGAGCGGGAGGCGGATGAGGGCCGTGGACACAGTGGACTCCTGTTCGCTGGTGGCACGCAGGCGCCGGTGAGCGACGCCCCGCGGAACACGCCTCGCGTCGAGGCGCCCGCCCCGCCGGAGCGGGCCGACCTGCTGCCCGCCGGGTACACGTCGCAGAGCAAGAGCGGCGGCTGGACCGACATCTTCGACCCGGACGGGAACAAGGTGGACACGGTCCGCGGCGGCGACGAACTCGCGGCGGTGGTGGCGAAGCTGGCCGAGGCCGAAGACGAGGCGTAGGACGGCCGCGCGTCTTGGACATGGGGCGGGGTGGGCATTGCCCGTCTCGCCCCATTCGCTAAACGGAGAGGACCATGGCTCGTTTTATCCCGACTGATCATGTGCTGCTGTCCAGCAAGGCGCGTATGCTGGGCGCGGGGGCAATAGAGGCGCACGCCGACATCGCGGAAGCGCGCCTGTCATTGGCGGATGCTACGGTGAGCGGTGGCGAGGTCGACCGGATCACCACAGCGGTCGCCCTGCAAGTGAACATGCAGGTGGAAAAGGGCGTGGACGCCCACGTATACCGGGACACCTCCCGTGGCCAGCGGAGCAAGTCGTACCGCCGCCTCGGGGAGCTCGAGGTCAATCGCGACGCGCTGGCCATCGTCCGGTCCATCCTCGGCGGCGCCCGGTTCGGCGCGCTCCGCTCCAGGCGTGGCATCAATCCGCCCGGTGTGACCCGGACGGAGTATGACGTCAGGGGCGGTGCCTGATGGATGACTTCGACTTCCCGCACTGGGTCCGCATCCGCCGCCCGACCGCTGGCGACGCCGGCGCGGTGGGCGGTGTGGACGAGGGCACGGGCGACTGGGTGCCCGCCGGCGCCGGCGAGCCCGGCGGATGGGCCCCCATGTGGGAGGGGCCCATGGACGTACAGGACCGCGGGGCGGTCGTAGAACGCGACTCGGCCGGCCGGCCGACCCGTACGTCCGACGCAAGCATCTATGGCCCGTCAGTGGCCAACCTCGGCGCCCTGCGGGCGGGCGACGTACTCAACATCCTGTTTAACCCGCTGAACGTCGACCCGCGGGCCGGCGGGTTCGACTGGTCGGCACTCCCGGACACGGCGGACACGGCGGATGCGCAGGTCGTGAAGGCACAGCGGTTGGATGGCCGCGTCATGGTGGAGTTCCTGTGATCGGGTTCCGGTCGCGGTTCGACGAGGCGGAGTGGCGCCGCGCGTTCAGGGAGCTTGAGGGCGACATGTGGTGGAAAGCCCTCATGGCCATGGAGCAGGTCGGGTGGGAGGCGGTGTCATATCTCCGGTCGTACACGGGTGAGATGGTGGCCCCGGTGCGCCCGGGCGAGGACCCGCGGAAGGGGCATCCCGGCGGATGGAGCGACATCACCGGGGCGCTCGCCAATCACTATCGCTTTGAGCTGTTCGCGTCGGGTCGGCGCGTGCGGTGGATGCCGGAGCCGACGGGCCCGGAGGGGGAGCTCCAATCGATGGGAGTGAGCGGCACGATCCCCCGGTATCCGGGCGGGCCGTGCCGGCTGGAGGTGATCAATGGAGCCGACTACGCGGCGGCGCTGGAGTCCCACGACGGGTACTACGTCCTGTCCGGGATAATGGACCCGGGCGGACCCGTGGAGGCCGCCGTGCGGCGAGCCGCTGTCGCAATCGGACTGGAGGTGCTCTGATGTATCCCGGGATCACGCCGACCCCGCCGCGGCCGGCGGAGTACTGGAACGCGATGAGGGAGTACTTGCGCGGGGATGCCGGCCTCACCACGCTCATGGGCGGCCTGCCGTCTGTGCATCTAATCGGGGAGGAATACACCAAGGGGGCCGAGGACACGCAGTGGAGCCGCGTGGTGATCGTCCCCGTTACTCTGGCCTTTCCCACAAGGGGGAACGCCAGCAGGGAGCGCCTGTTGCGCGTGCTGGCGCGTGCCGAAACGCACCTCCCCGTGTCGCGGCCGGACGTGGTGGGCCTGAAGCTGGACGCGTTGCACGTGCGGCTCGAGGCGTTACTGTCCGGGTGGCGGCCCGAGGGGCTGGACTACGGGCAGGCGCGGCTTCACATGTGGCTCTACGACCCGGCCAGTGCGGCGCCCATGTGGGACGAGGGCGCGGACGTGTGGTGGGCGTCGGCGGAGTATCGGGCGGTGCTGCACCCGCCGGGGGTCGGCGGGGCGTGAACATTCTCACAGGTGGAGGAACGATGACCAAGGCATATGAGGTAAAGAAGCTGTTCGCGGTGACCGTCGACGATGAAAGGGTCACGGTCACGAACGACAACGTGGACGATGTGTTCCCGAAGCTCACGAAGAAGGACCAGCAGGGGCGCGTGGATGGCGGGTTCATCCGTGAACTCGCGGAGGGGGACGTCGTGAGGGCGGCGAAGTCGAACGAACCGGCGAAGCCGGCGAAGTAGCGCGACGTCAATCGTTTTTTGAGGACGGAACTCACACGGGAGAGGGACCATGCCGATACCGGCACTCGATCTGGAGAATGCAATCAACGCGCTGGGCAACGCCTACGTGTTCTACGGCGACATCACCACGGCCGACGGCCTGAACTTCCTCGGTGTGAAGGAGGGGGATGCGGTCGTCGAGTTCAACGAGGAATACAACGACCTCACCGCCCCGGAGGTGACGGGGCCGGCGATTCAGGCGCGGAAGCTCCGCGGCATGAACCCGCTGGTGAGCCTGCCCCTGATGATTGACCGGGCGGAGCTCCTGTCGGTGCTGTCTCCCACGGGGGCGGCCAGCGGCGGAACGCTGGGGCAGGTCGACGTGGTGGAGACGGCGCTCGTGCTCATCCCCGAGGACGAGTACGACCCGGCGCTGGCGTACGCCACCGCGGCGTGGACTCCGGTGGCACCGACGCGGGCCGTGTGGTTCCCGCGCGGTCACTTCCTCCGGCCCTCGCTGGCGTTCAGGCAGGACGAGGGGGGGAAGCACATCTACGACGTGTCCTTCCAGTCCATGTGGCACAAGTTGTGGCCCGACGGCCTGAAGCTGTTCGCGATCGGTGATCCGGCCGCGCAGGGTGTGACGGATCTTGCGATCTGATGCCGCTCCCGGGGATTCCGTCGAGGGATGAGATCGGGTTCGGTGGGGGCACGGCGCCCCCGCCGCCCGACATCCGCAATGGGGAGGCCGTGCGCATCCTCACTGAAGAAACGCTGTTCCGGTTCCGCGGCGTGGACTACGTGCTCCCGCCGATCCCGGCCCACGAGGGCCTGCGGATAACCATGCTGCGCGACCGCCTTACGGCGATCGAGGATGCGGTGGATGGCGAGCGTCCGAACAACGCCGCGGAACTGGAAGAAGTGGCGCTGGTCGTCGCGCAGGCCGTGCCGGCCTTCCGCCGGCTGGTGACACCCGCCAACCCGTTCCGGCGGCTCGTGTGGGCCATCACTCCCAACCCTTTCCGCAAGGCAAGCCTGGGGGACGTCGGGATGCTCCTGGGTTTTTTGTGGCTGTACCGGATGAAGTCCAGCGTCCGCAACCCGTTGAGGACGGCGAGGACCGGAAACAGCAGGTAGTCGACCTCGCCGACATGGTCGCCACGTTCGCGGCGGCCTATCCGGCATGGACGGGCGCGGACGGTATGCCGCTGTCATGGGGGCACTACATAGTCGGAATGCGGCGACTCGCGCGGGCGGAGGCTCAGGGCACGCTCCGCACGCACGCGGCGGTGGCGCAGGCACAGAACATGGACAAGCACGGGCGGCGGGACTGGCTCAACCGCCAACTCATGTACGCCGGCTGGTGGAGGTAGAGGATGCTCCGGCAAGCAATTCAGTGGTTCGTCGACAAGGCGTCTAAGGCCCGTATCCTCGCGGAATCGCGGAACCTCGCGCGGCGCGTGGGCGACAGCTTCGAGAAGGAGCACCGGAGTTCCAGTCGGGATAGCGAGCGCGTGTGGCGGCGCTCTTACGATCGCGTGGCCGCCCTCGGCCGGAAGGCTGCCGCCAAGATGCGGTCCGCATTCGGCGGCGTCATGTCGTTCCTCCGGTCCGGATTCGCGCGGGTCGGGGCGGCCATCGTCATGTACCTCGGCGTTCGGGCCATCGCCCGGTTCGTCGCGGGGTCGGTGGACCTGTTCGCCAAGTTCGACCTCGCCATGACGCGGAGCGTCGCGATCATGGGCGACGTCTCCGATGCCATGCGGCACCGCATGTCCGACGCCGCGAGGGAGATGGCCAAGCAACTCAACATGGCCGCTGACACCGTGGCCGAGTCGTTCTTCTATCTCGCGTCCGCCGGCCTGAGCGCGGAACAGAGCATTGGAGCGCTCCCCGTGGTGGCCAGTTTCGCCAAGGCCGGCGCCTTCGATATGGCGCTGGCCACGGACCTTCTGTCGGACGCACAGAGCGCTCTGGGGCTGACGGTCGCCGACACCACAGACAACATGTGGAACATGGTGCGGGTCTCCGACGTGCTGGTGAAGGCCAACACCCTCGCCAACGCCACCGTCCAGCAGTTCTCCGAGGCGCTCACGTCGGAGGCCGGTGCGGCGCTCAAGACGTTCAATATTGACATCGAAGAAGGCGTGGCCGTCCTCGCGGCCATGGCCGACCAGGGCGTGAAGTCACAGAAGGCCGGTATGGGGCTGTCCCGTATCCTCCGGCTCGTCACGCAATCTGCCGTCCGCAACGGCCGTGAGATGGAGGCGCTGGGCGTCGAATTCTTCGACACGACGGGCAACCTCAAGAACCTGGCCGACGTGGTCCTTGAGCTCGAGACTGCGCTAGAGGGCATGTCCGACGTTCAGCGGGCGGCGGCGCTGGAGAGCATCGGCTTCCAGGCCCGCGTGCAGGGCGTGATCCTCCCCCTGCTGGGGACGTCGAAGGCGATCAGGCGGTACGAGCGGGACCTCCGTGACGCGGGCGGCATCACGGAGGAGGTCGCAGACAAGCAGTTGACTGCGTTCGCGGAACGTATGGGAATGGTCAAGCGCCGCATAGAGGACGCCCGGATCGAGATGGGCCAAAACCTCGTGCCGGTGTGGGAGGCCGGGGCCGCGCTCGTGGAACAGCGGCTCGTGCCGGCCATCTCCCGACTGGCTGACTGGCTGGGAGAGAACGTCGACGGGCTCATCCGCATGGCAGGCGCCATGCGCGCGTTTTTGTCGACGGTCGGGGGCAACGCCCTCGCTGTCCTCCGGTACTTCCACCAGGCGTGGATCGAGATTACGCTAGTCATCCAGCAGATGTCCGACAACATCGGTATGCTCCCGGCCCGGATGAGAGCGTGGGTCGCGGCTGGAATCCTCCCCCTGATCACCTTCAAGAACGCGGTGCGCAACGTCGTCTCCGACGTGAGGGAGTGGCTGGGATTCGAACGCCTCATGGAGGAGAAAAAGGGCCCGCTGGCGACGACGCTAGAGCGGTGGGTCGCGGAGTACGAGGTGGCGGCTGCCATCGCCAAACTGAACATCCTGGAACTCCGCGAGTGGCTGGAGGGGAAGATGGTGGAGCCCCTCGATACCGGCAGCGGCGGGGGCGGGGAGAAGGACACGAGGCTCCGGCTCCCGTCCCCCAGCGGGCGCCTTGTGGACTCGCGCGGCCTGGGCGACGGAGGGTTCGGCACGCTCCCGACGGATGAGCTGATCCCGCCGGGGTCCCTGGAGGCCATCCAAGATTTCGCGAGGGATACGGAGTACGTGTTCCGGTCGTGGCAGGAGAGTGTGGTTGGCATTTTCCAGGACACGGCCTCGGGCATGACGTCCGCATTCCAGAACGGGTTTGCTGTCATGTTCGCCGACTCGGCCGCACTCCGCGAGCAGTTCGGCGAGGACTTCAATGCGATGGAGCACGCCGTCGGTGTCTGGGCGCAGAGCATGGTGACGTCCGCCGCCTCCGCCATCGCAAGCTTCGCGGCGGAGAGGGTGACGAAGAACCTGCTCATGGCCGCGGAGGAGGGCGCACTCGCGCTGGCCGCCGCCGCCACAGGCAACTTCGCCGGCGCTGGCGCGCACGCCGGGGCCGCGCTAAAGTTCACGGGGGTTGCCGCCGGGTGGGCGGCGCTCGCAGGGGCCGGAGGAGCGGCGGCGGCCAAGAGTGCGGGCCGGGCGTCGGGCATGGGCGCGGGGGCCGGTGGGTACGGCGTCACGGGCGCCCGTGGCGGCCTCGGGGCGGACAGTGTGCCCGCCATCAACACGGAGCCGCAAACGATCATCGTCATTGACCAGTTGGACCCGCAGAACCCCGTCTACGCACGGACCGCGGCGCAGGCCGCGCGGCTGGGCGAGGAGATGCTGGGGGAGAACGCCGGGAATATCCGCGTCATGTCCCATTCTGAATACCGCAGGCAGGGAGCGTAAAAACATGGATGGCCCTATGCCCCGGTTCCGCTACACGAACGTCGCCGCCGCCGCTGTCGACTTCACGGTAGACCGCGTCTGCGATCCGTGGACGCTCAGCTACCCGGGCATCGGCGGGCTAGAGTTCTCTGCGGGCCGTGTGCCCGCCGGGTACGAGGTGCGGCGCGACAGCGTATTGACCCTGCCCGTCCGCTTCAGTGGGGCCTTCTTCACGGCCGTTCGCCTCATGGTGGAGCACGGACAGCGGGGGACAGAGATCGAAGTGTTCCCCGATGGCGTGAACTCCCACGTGGCGTACCTCACGGAGCCGCGGATGGACGGCGGCCTCGACTTCGACCGGGACCGCTACGCGGGGGACTGGGTGCTCCGCATGGAGTTCTTGGCGAAACTGGACGCCTCCACGTGGGAGACGATGGAGTACTATGGCTGACTACACTCTCACGCTCTACGCGGATGACGGAGTGACGCCGCTCGTCGCCGTCGGCACGGCGGCGGACCACCCGGCGCCCTACCTCCACGTGCCGGAGCAGTTCGTCAGTTCGGAGGTGGACCTGCTCCACGGCGGAGCGGTGATCGGCCAGTTCAACTTCAGGATTATAGACCCGCAGACGGGCCCCACGAAAGCGGACCGCTGGCTCACTGAACGCCTGCCGACTACGTCCGGGCACTCCGCCATCCAGAAGCGCCGGGCGGTGTATCGCCGCGTCTCCCCGTCGGCGGTGACGATCATGGACGGAGTGGCGGAGAACATCCGTCTCTCCGAATCGTTCGCTGGCTTTCACATTTCCGTCCGGGACAACCGGGAGCGGGCGCGGAACGCGAAGGCGTTTTCCGAGATCCCGGACGGACTCGCCACCACCTCCATGTTTCCGCGGGGGGTGATCGAAGGCTACGGCATCCTGCCCGGCGGGAACCTGCTCGTGCCACCCACCGTGCCAGTCGCGGCCACCGTGAGCAGGGTGGCCGGGTTCGTCCAGTTCCTCCTCCATGACGCCGGCACCCGGGATGATATCCGGTCCGAAGGCAAGCGGCCGAGGGTCGACCCGGTGTACGTGTTCACAGAATCCATGAAGGACGCGAACGAGCCCTCCGTCGGCCTGCCGGACCCCGTCACGGGGCTGTCAGTGACCCGGTACAACCGGGTCGAGATATGGTGGCGCTATACTGGTCTGGGCTCCCCGTGGCGGAAGCTAAAGCACTCCGCGGCCCTTACCGGGTTCGCAGCCGCCCCCATCGCGAGCGGGACGGCGCAGGTGGCGGACGGAACCAGTGTGCGCGCGGTGTGGGCCCTCACCCACACGGACTACGACGAGGTCGACTTCCCCATAGACGACTACGCGGTGGAGGTCATGGCGGTGGCCGCGGGCCCGCCGTCCGAACACAGCCCGTGGCACTACGAGGGGTCGTGGGGCGTCTTCGTCCGTGACCTCATCCGCGGCGACTACAGCAAGACCGCGCCGGGCATCCGGTACGATGAGGCGGCGGTCCTCGCCATTGACGCCCCCATCCGCGTGCGGCTCACCAAGCCGATAGACGACATGCGGAGCACGCTAGAAGAACTCCACCGGGCCGTCGGTGCGGCACCGGCCCTCGACGTCGACGGCAACCTCTCGCCTATCCGGTACGCGTTCCCGGAGTCGGGGGCGGGAATCGGGGAGATCACGGATGCGGAGGCTGTGCCGATTCCGGGATGGGAGCACCCTGCCGACAACGCCGTCACTGTGGTGGAGGTCGAATATCACCGCGACATCTACGCGCCCCCGGCCGTCGACCCGACGGCGGCGCACGGCGCCGGCGACCTCATCGCCAGTCGGCCGATCACGGTACGTCACGAGGCGGACCCGTCGGTGATCGCCAGCATGGGCGAGCAGGAGCTAAGGATCGACGGGTGGATGTTCCGCGCCCTTGGCCATCTGACGGGCGCGAGCGCCGAGGGTGGCACATCGGACGAATACGGAGCGCAGGCGGCTCTGGCGGCCAAGGAGAGGGCCGTGGATCGCTTCCTGTACGGCGGCATCACGTCGTTCTGCCGCGTGCGGAGTGCCGCGTACCCGGGGCTCGCCCCTGGCACGTGGCTATATGATCGGCGCACGTGGCGCCCGAACTACGCCACGGGTGCCCGCGGCGGGTCGACGCTGACGCAGGTCGTATCTGTCGAGGAACTCAACGAGGCGTGGCTCGCGCTCCGGCTCATTGATGCGGCGCCGGAGGACCAGCCGTTGGCTGCGCCCACCCTCGGGGTGGCGCAGGTCGTGAACGGTTGGCTGAGGGTACCCGTCTCAAACATCGATGTGGGCGCAGAAGTCTACATGGCGGTGACCCCGCAGAGTGAGGGCGCCCGACCGGCCGCCGACGACACCCGGTGGCGGTACATGGGGCGCCGGTCTGACGACGGGTACATCCTCTACATGGGGACGCCCGCCGCCGGCCAGCGTGTCTGGTTCCGCGGCCGTGGGGCGGCCGCAGGGCGGTTCCCGAGTGAGTGGGTGTACCCGGCCACTGCGTATCTCGACATCGTGCCGGACCCGGTGATCCTCGGCGCCCGCGTCGAACTGGACGAGGACGGGTCTGTGGGGTGGAGCGTCTCCGCCGACTCCGCCGCCTCCGTCCGCATTGCCTACGAGGTATTCAAGACGGCCGCTGGCTCCGCCGGGATGCCGGACGGCACGCTCGATACGAGCTTCCGCTGGTGCGGGGCGCCGGCCTGCCGGCTGGGACCGTGCCACCCGGCCACACGATCACGGCCGACATCACGCCCTACAGCGGCGGCGCGGCCTCGGGGACGGCGGGGGACCCGGTGCGGGCGACGGCCGCGCGTGCCGACCGGATACCGGCCCTCACAGCCTCCGTCGTGTTCAGCGCTACCAACGAAGTCCTCATCACCGTGAACGCGCCCGTCGGCACGCTCGCATCGTACGTCAATGTCGGGGTGGACGCTGACCCTGCGGACCCCACGTCCGGCAGTGCGGACGCGACCATAGCGGGCGGTAGCGGGGATGCGGCCACGGGCGTGATC